TACTTATGGTATTCCAGTAGATCATCCTATTGGTAAGGCAGCAGGCACTGCAAAAGTTGGTGTAGTATTTCATACTCATTATACTGGAGACGTAGTTGCTGACATGCAAGCAAGAGCTGGTGCAAAAGTAAAAGGATCTACTGAAGCTTTAGTAATTCAAAATGATACACCAATGCATAGAGTTGGTTTTTCTCGTGCAGAGATGGGTAAGTTTGATCGTTATATCTCCACTATTGAACGCATGTGTAGTACATGTGGAGATTTTTTAGATGAGTTGGTTACTAAAACAGGAACTACTGGAGATGCTAAGTTTCATATTGCATCATACTTAAAACAGTTTTTCAATAATGAAATTAAGAATGCTCGTTCTATTGGAAACATTGATGAAACAATGTATTCCATGCTCAATTTCTATGAAGAGAAAACAAGTAAAGAACTTGCCAAGATCAAAACAGTTGCAAACCTGACTAAGAAAAGAGAACTTGTATATGGCAGTCAATTATATGTTGAGAAAAATAATGACAAGTTCAAAGCAATGCTAACACTGTACAAAGAATTGCAAGCAGTGAAGCAAATGGTTATAGATAAACTTGACCACCTAGAAGAGTTCAGGACTTTTGTCCAGACAGAGAAAGGATATAAGGTCACAACTCCTGAAGGATATGTTCTGCATAAGGATGGCAGTATGATTAAGTTTGTTAACCGTATGGAGTTTGCATACAACAACTTTACTCTTCAGAAGCAATGGCGTTAAATTGTAACAAGTGCTATTTTACATTTGGTAGGTTTCAACCACCTACTACAGGACACAAAGATAACTTTGCTGGCGTAAAAGCAGCTGCAGGGTTACATGATTATCGTATCTACATTTCACAAACTGTAGATACAAAAGGTAGCAATCCATTGCCACCAGATCGTAAAAAGTTTTATATGGATAAGATGTTTCCTGAACATAAAGGTAAAATTTATAGTGGTCCTAGAGATCCAGTTAAAATTTTACAGGACATTATGCTTGCAGGATACAATGAAGTTATATTCCTTGTAGGTTCTGACAGAGTTGCTGCTATGCAGTTCCTCCATAAATATAATGGTAAAGATTTCTCATTCCGTAAAATTGATATCCAATCTTCTGGAAGTAGAGACGCTGATGGCGATACCTTTGCCATTTCTGGAACTAAGATGAGACGTGCAGCACATGCTGGTGACTTTGATACATTCAGAAAGGGTATTCCCAGAGCATTAAATGATCGTGATTGTCGTGCTCTTATGGCAGAGATTGCAATGGCACTACCTAAGAATTTTAAATGAAAGATTTTAAGAAGTTGCGTGAAGAAGCACTCCGTCAACAACAACGGCAGGATGAAGTTTTCAAAGAAGGTGATATTGTTATGTCATCACGTACAGGAGACAAAGGACACATTCATAGAGCAGGTGGCAACTACGCTATCATTATTTCTGAAGAAGGAAATATGTTTCGTGAATGGATTAAGAACATTAGATCTATAAATAATACGAGAAGAACCTCCCTTTAAGAAATGAAGAAGCCAGATCCTATTAATAAAGTAAGACACAGTGACGAGTTTTCATCTGGACTGATGGAACAGTATGGTAAGTGGATGGGTGGCGATTGCTTCCAGAACACTGAGATGCCTGACTTGCATTTATCCGAAGCTCCTTTTGATGGAATGGATCCACAATCCAATGGTGCTGAACTGGAAAAAATTACGACAAAGAAAAAGGGACCTAAGAAGGAGTCACCTAAAGCACAACTAGCTACTAAGGAAGAGTACGAAGTTTTAGAAAGAGAGGAGGTTGAAATTGATGGTGAAGTTTATGTCCTAGAGAAGAGGAGATATGCTACTGAAGGTATGGCAGCAGCTCGTGATAACGTTGGTGCTTCTACATGCTGGAAAGGATATAAGGCAAAGGGAACTAAGAAGAAAGGTGGTAAAGAAGTTCCTAACTGTGTAAAGGAAGAGGAAGTAACAGAGCATCATCAAAAAGATGCTGACGGTAAGGTCATTGAGCATGATGGTGAAGAGCTAGAAGAAGCAAAGAAAGGACTTTATGCTAATATCCATGCTAAGAGAAAGCGTGGGGAAGCACCTGCAAAAGCAGGTAGTGAAGACTATCCTGCTAAGGATGCATTCAAGAAAGCAGCAAAGACTGCTAAGAAAGAAGAGGTTGAACTAACTGAGAAGAAACTCGACCCAGTTGGTAAGGCAGATGCTGACATCGATAACGATGGTGATGTAGATAAGTCTGACAAGTATTTACATGCACGTCGTAAGAAGGTCACTAAAATCATCTCAATGACGAAGAAGAAAAAATGAAATCCTTTGATAAGTTCCGTGAAGAGTGCGGTTGCGATGAAAAGGAAAAGAAGGTAAAATCTAAACTAAAGAATAAAAAATCTGGTAATGTAGAAGTGATGCCTAATATTCCTGATGGTAAGAAAGGGATGACCACCCGCGCAACTAATGAAGCAAAGAACTATCAAGGTCCTTTGTATGCACCGTGGTCTTCTGTTGTAAAAGGAAGAGGATTTGATCCTATTGAAGAAAGAAAAGTAAAAGAATCATTTGAGGGTGGTGTTCAAAAAGCACGCCGTGACTATCGTTCTGGTACTTTATTAACTTTCAAACAATTCATGTCAAAGATTACTGATATCTTAGACGAGTGGGAGAAATAAATAGGCTATGCAATATGATTTAAGATTATGCTATCCTTTCTATTACCACTCGCAACAAAAGTAATTTCAGACGCAGTTTCCAAGATCCCTGAAAACGAGGAACTTGGAGAAAAACTGATTGATATCTGTTTAGTTATTCTCGGTAAGGCAGTTAAACTGACTAAGACCGATATGGATGACAAACTACTTGAAACTGTGACCGCTGCTATTAAAGCAAGAGAAGAGTAATACTCTAGGGGGAGCAATCCCCCTTTTTATAAATAAACATTAGATAATAGTAATATTCGGAGCACACGTCAATGTCCCTTTACGGAAGAACTGACAGCAATGCAAACAAAACCAAAGCTGGTGTGGGCATTGCAGCGTCAAGTCAAGCAAAAACAACTGTCTTTGTTGACAAAACTGAGGCGCAACTAGCAGAAACTAGATCCCGTGGTATCACCGCTCCTGGTTGGTGGTCCTATTTCACATATACTGATGCGGATGGCAACACTCGCCATAAAGCAGAGCAACTTGTGAATATCGCTAACCCTGATCTCAATTCTAACGAGACACAAACTGATGACACTATCGCAGCAGATGTAGCATCGGCAGTAACCATTACGGTTCAACCTGCTAACTCTACATCTTCTTCGGGTGCTGGTACTTACACCCTCACCACTACGACAACAGGAACACCTGGAGCACTTGCATATCAGTGGCAGCGTCAAACTGCAACTGGTAAGCGTTGGGTTAACATCGCTGCTGGCACAGACACAGGTATTACTTATGCAGACTTCACGACAGCAACTCTTGCTTACAGTGGTCTCGCTGGCGATACTCTGGACGGTAACAAGTTTAGAGTCAAGATCACCTCTGCGGGTGGTACTGAAGAAGTAATGTCTAATGGTGCAGCAACACTAACATTCGGTAGCTAATGAATGAATATAAGTGAACTGAACCATGAAAACTGGTTATTCTTTGCAATTCAAAATTATAACAACCCGTTGTCCGTAACTTATTCAGATTTTGAAGAAGACTTAAAGAGATTTAAGTATATTAAAAGACTACTGAAGAGATACGAGACAACGGGAGAGTTAAAGACTCACCTATTACTTAATCATGTGATAGTTTTATATAATGTTTTTGATGATGCAGCAACCCCACTGCTATTTTACAGAATAGAAGCAACATATTGGTCTGTAATCAAGGCGTTCATGTTGTTTCTAAATAGATTACCACCCAAACTTAATGAGGATGTTGACCAGGAATGTCTAAAGGAACTAAACCTAATATAGAAGAAATGATTAATTCCGCAGGGGATGGTTCTGGTCTCCAGTTACCACCTGCATTTGTCATGGTAAATCCTAGACAACATCGTGCATATAAAAAAGGTAATGAAAATATTGACGGGCGCTCTAAAGGTGCTCGCTCTCTCTTCGACCGTATCCAAAAAAGAAAAATGAAAGAAGACACAAACGTAACCGAAGCTCTGTCTACAGATACTGAGAGAGCTCAAAAACAGATTACTCAGGGTAAGAAACTGGGTCGTCAAAAAGATCTCCAGAAGAAACGTGGAGAAGCAAAAGAAAAAATGATGCGTAAAACCAAAGAAATGGATACGCTAATGAAAGCACGTCTTTCTGATTTTAAAAAGAAAGCGTCTGATCAAACAAAAAAACTTAAAAAAGAACAAACTGAAGTGACTACTAATACTATGAATGAAAACCAAGATGTAATCCAAGTTGCACTTGATGTTGCAACATCTGAACTTAACCCCGCAGGCGAAGGTTCATTTGCTAAGATCCAGTTCTCTGATGGTGGAGTACAAAACCTAGATAACTTCTCTGCTAAGAGAATTGCTGCTTGTTATGCACAACTAGACGACACACATAAGCCACAGTTTCAGTATATGCTGAATAAAAATGCTGCTTCTTATCAATCCGCTCTAGATTTCGCTGTTCGCAACGTCTAAAAGGATATGTCAGACATCAACTCAGCTATCCTAGAAAGGTTAGAAAAAGTTGTAGACTCCTTACAGGAAAATTCTGTAAAGATGGGTCAATTGCTTGCTGTACATAATGAAAAACTAGCTAAACAAGGTGAAGTCGATGGAATTCTATTTGAAAAGATAGATAGAATCCATTCAGATCTTAACAAAGAAACTGATGCTATCAAGAAAGGATGTGAGAGAGACATCCGTCTTGTAGATGATAGACTCAGAATGATGGAGAAAAAGATGTGGTCTATCTTTGGTGGACTCGCTGTGATCTCATTCTTGGTCAGTGTGCCAGGTCAAGCATTGCTTAGGTCATTGACACCTGCTCAACCTTCTGCTAATATGAGCGCAGTGCAAACCTCTCTCATTGAGTTATCTTGACGTTAAGTACATAAATTTAATATCCCCTCGCTTGACTCTTTTCAGTCGTAAGAAGGCAGACCTGTATAATTTCAGGTGTCCTTACTGTGGTGACTCTCAAAAGAGACGCAACAAAGCGAGGGGGTATTTGTTTAAGATTAAAAACAATTTTACTTATAAATGTCACAATTGTGGCGTAGGTAGATCTCTTGCTAATTTTTTAAAAGATCAAGATACACATCTCTATGATCAATATATCATGGAGAAATTTAAAGAAGGTAGCACTGGCAAGGGTACTGCAACTCCAAATCCTAAACTCATTTTTTCCAAACCAAAATTTGTTAAAAAAGAT